CTCGGAGATGTGTATAAGAGACAGGAGTATTATAACCCGATCCGACTATTTACGGAACCGGACGTGGACGGGGATTTCGCTGGCGTGGCAATTACATGTTCCAACCGTAGTGCCGGAAAGACCAGTGCGTTTGCCGCGGCAAGCTGTATTTTATGTAAAGAGTACGGATTGCAGACAGGATGGGTTTTCCGGACAAAGGGGGAAATGACGGGAGCTGCGGCAATGTATGAAGATATGCTAGGAATGTATCCTAAATTAGGAAGTGTGATTACTTATAAAAATCTGGACAAAAACGGAAATGTCGTGCGGTATTTTCTGGATGGTGTGCCATTCGGATGCGCGTTTAGTTTTGGAAGTAAGATGGACAGCGTAAAAAAGCTGTCACCGTATTTTCGGGATATCTACTTTTTGTTTTTTGATGAGTTTAGCATGGAAAGCGGGCAATACGTAAAAGGGGAATCCGAAAAACTGCAATCGTTGCTGCTTACGATCAGCCGTGGAAATGGAAGCCAGTCCCGATGGTTTAAACTGGTTATGGCATCCAATAATATTTCGTTGCTCAATCCCTATTTCGTATTTTTTGGTATCCATAAGCGGTATCAGAAAGAAACCAAAATGATGCATGGGAGCGGTTTTGTGTGTGAATTTACACACAATGACAGTGCCAGTAAGGCGATGTGGGAAAATCCGGCATTGAAAGCATTCCGCGGCGGTCACTATATGCAGAACATGAGCGTGGGTGATCGGATGTTGATTGACGATGCCGTGTTTGTACAGAAGCCGACCGGACGGTCACGGTATCTGTTTACCATCGAACACAGTGGAAAAAGCTATGGGGTATATGAATATTACGAAGAGGGGTACCTCTATATCACGCACAACTATAACCCATCGTGTCATTTTGTCGCGGTTTTTCGGGACGGGGATCACACACAGAACACGGTTATGTTGGAACACTACGATTATTTATTTGAAAATCTGGTTGACGCGTATCGAAAAGCATACTTACGGTTTGACGATCTGGACAGCAAAAATATGGCGGTTGAGTTGCTGGGGATTGACCTTTATAAATAGTTCGCGGGAAACGGACAAATGTAGTTGACATACGGACAAAAAAGAGGTATCATGAAAATACGGGGAAACCTTTTTCATGGGGGTTGCCACGGTTGAGCAAACCGCCCCGTCCTTGGCAGGTCAAAAGGTTTCCTTGTTTTAAAGGACGGGAAGAAAGGAGCAAAGATGGCAAGTATCGTTTTTAATATGATTGTCGGAATGATGAAAAAAGAAAATGCTTATCTTGCTTATACGGTACGCTATAAAGGGGACGAAAAAGACACATTGATCCTTGTCCCACATGAAAATTATGAGTCCCACATCCGGTATTTGTGGGATTTCTTTTTTATGGATGGTAACGCGTATAACAGTAAATCGCCAGTCCGCTTCATTCATAATTTTATCATGTGTGATAAATTAAGTGAGATTGAGGACTGGTTAAAATGGCAGGATAAGGAGGTGGAAGCATGGATGTAACTATGTTAACGCAGTTAATTGGAAGCCTCGGTTTTCCAATTGTTTGTTGCGGCGCGCTTTTCTGGTATCTGGTGAAAGAAAAAGACGCACACAAGGAAGAGATGGAAGAACTGCGAAAAAGTGTAGAAGCAAACACGATGGCAATTAATTCACTTTGCCAGCACTTAGGAGGTGGAAAGAATGAGTAGAACCGAAAACGCAGTTGCATGGGCGGAACAGACCGCCGCTGATGACCGCCACGGGTACTCACAGGTACACCGGAACGGTCCCGATTACGATTGTTCAAGTTTTGTCGGGACGGCACTTGCAACAGCTGGCTTTCCTGTCAGCATTTACAGCACAACCAGAAATCTTGCGGATCAGTTGGAAAAAGCTGGTTTTGTGAAATGCGGAAAACCGTGGAAACGCGGTGACATCCACCTTGCGGCTGGTCATCATGTAACGATGTCGGTTGATGCAAACCGCATTGTTCATGCCAGCCAGTCCGAAAACGGCGGGATTGATGGCCAGACGGGGGATCAGACTGGAAAGGAAATCTGCGTCCGTTCTTACTACGATCTACCGTATGGAAATACCGTGCATTATCGGTATGCGGGAAAAAACGACAAACCACAGAAAGTTGTGGAACATGCCATCAAAACCGAATCCGCACGTAGTTTTGACCGAAGAATCGCCGGAGCCTATCATACCAATGACCGCTACAACCTGCGCGTTGGCGCGGGAATGGATAAAACGGTCATTTTAACGTTGCCTACAGGAACCAGTGTTAGAAACTATGGGTATTATACAAATGAGTGGTATCTTGTAAAAGCGGTTGTCAATGGAATCGTCTATACTGGTTACGTTGCAAAAGAGGGTCTGACCCGTGGCTGATCTGACACTTGCGTACAACACTTGTATTGAAATCTGCAACGATCCAAACGTGGGTTACTCACAAGACTACCGTGAGGGGCAGACCGTAGGAGGTATTACCTACTATGATTGCTCGTCCCTTATGAGTTATTGTTGTACAGTCGGCGGGTTTTTATCATCTAACCCATGGTTTACCACGCGGAGCATGGACGGGTATCTGATCGGTGCCGGATTTCAAAAAGGTACCGCCAATCAGCCATGGAAGAAAGGTGATATCTTGTGGCGTTCCGGTCATACAGAAATGGTGCATGATCCGGCAGACGGCGGCGGGTATACGATGGGGGCGCACACCGATAGTTACCCGCTCGAAAGACAGGTATCCATCAATACGTTTGTGAGCCCCTATAGTGCTTGGACGTATCTGTACCGATATCCGGTTGAGGTACAAAGCGGCATCAGCCAGTATGTCATTGCCGCCATCTGCGGCAACTTTTGGCAGGAGTCCACCGTAAACCCCGGGTTGTGGGAAGGTACGGTTGTCGGTTCACCCGGTTATGGTTTGGGACAATGGACGGATAATTCCTCTACCGACCGCCGGACGCGGTTGTTCCAATGGTTAGATTCCAAAGGGTACAGCCGGGAAGATGGTAACGCACAGTTAGAATATCTGCTTTATGAGAATGTCTGGTATTCGGTCGGAGCCGCCAGTACTTACGAAAATCTACAAGCGTTTTTGCACAGTGGCAGCACCGATCTGAACGCACTGACTTCCGCCTATATGAAAGGATGGGAGGGAATCAGTGACGATGGAACGCTTGCGTTCCGGCAGGAAAAAGCGCATACGTGCTTTCACTATATTTCCGAACACGCAAAAGATACGGCAATTACCGGATGGATTGTAGGAAACCGCTATCTATCCGATTCTGAAAGATTGAACAACGCGGTCATGGTCTATCGGTACTTTGCAAAAGGAGAGCAACCCGAGCCGCCGGAGCCGCCGCATCCCGTAAAGCCAAAACGGCATAAAATGCCAATCTGGTTATATCCCACTTTAAGAAGGAGGTTTTAACATGACACTTGAAGAGTATTGGACAGAAATTGTAGCAGACATTGGAAACATCGAAACGCACGGTGACGCAATCGCCGCCATTAGCGAAAAAATCAAAACAGAAGATACCGACATCGGCGCACTGATGTCCGAACGTGACGCGCTGGCCGCAGAACGGGACGAACTGAAAGGAAAGTATGATTCCGCGGTTACTGAAATCAAAAGCCGCTGGTCTGATCTTTCCCATGGCGGAAGTATCACAAAAGTAACTGAGTTTGGCGGAAAAAAATCACCAGACGAGGAAACCGCAACTAGTATCAACGATCTTGATATGTCTCAGCTTATTTTAAGCGGAAAAGGAGAGTGAAATCATGGCAGAAAAATTAGATATGACAAACATTAACATGCTGAATGCTGTTCGGCAGACGATGAGTGTTGATTACCGTGACAGAGTTCCGGTGGCAACTCGTGAAAATATTGCCGATATTGCAAAAACATTAACCGATCCTTACAATCCGATGGCGCGGAACGAACTGGTCCCGGCGCTGGTAAATCTGATTGCCAGCCAGTCGATCAGTACGGAAGCGTTTAGAAATCCCCTGCGTGTGCTGAACAGTAACGCCATGCCGTTTGGTAATGGAGAACAGGAAGTCTACGTAAATTTTGCACAGGGTTATGCGCACGATGCGAACATCAGCATCGAAGATGCGACCGCCATTTATGACAGTTACATCATGGCTCTGTATCATGTCATCAATTTTAATAACGATTATCCGGTGACGATCTGGTTTGAGGATATGCGCGGCGCGTTCCTTGATGATTACGGACTCAGAAGTCTGGTTCAGGCAAAAGTGGAAAGTGTCGTTTCCGCTTGCAATTGGGATGAATTTACGACAGCGAAAGAGTTGATCGCATCCGCAAAGCGCGCTGGCCAGATTTATCCGGTTCATGTTGATAAAGTTACCGATCAGCAGAGTGCTAATGCACTTGCAAAACAGATCCAGTCCTATATTGACAAGATCCAGTTCCCGAACCCGCTGTACAATTTCGCAGGCGCGACATCGGCAGCAAAAGAAGATACCATTCTTCTGTTTGTCGACCCGGACACCAAAGCGGCAATGAACGTTGACAGTTATGCAAGTGCATACAATCTCGACCGGATGATCCCGAAAGCGCAGCAGGTGTTAATTGATAACTTTAACGATGCGGAGGGAATTGTGGCTGTACTGGTTGACAAGCGGTTCTTCAAAATCCGCGAACAGTACCGCATGATGGTACAGGATAACGTTAATCGCGGACTGCGTTGGAACAGTACGTATACAGTAAAAGAGATGTTTTCTTATTCCCTGTTTTATCCAATCATCGTGTTTACGACCGAAAACGTTCTTGTTTCTTCCATTAGCGCAAATGACGTGGGACTGGCGAAAGCCGGAACAGATGTGGACTTCGGCGGACGTTTTTCGTTTACTTCTACTGGCGTAGCCGATAAAGCAATTGACGTAAAAGTAAATGGTAACTCTTCCTCTGATACGTTTGTTATTCCGGGAACAACCATTCTTAGAATCGCAAAAGACGAAAAGAATCTGAAGCCGAAAGCAAACAAAACGGAAAGTGTGCGGGTTGTGATTACCAGCCGTTACGACTCTTCCAAAACGGCAACCATTTACTTTACGACCGATTAAGTAAGAGGGAGGAAACATGGATAATTTCATTCCAATGCCGCCGCAGGAAAATGTAGCGGCTGTTTCCCCGCAGACAGAGGTAATTTTAGCAAGTGGGATTGAATGGGGAAATGACTATGAACACGTACGTTATTATGAAAATGGAAAAGCTGGCTGCCTGGCTCATGTAAGGGAAAAAGCAATCCATATTTTTAAGCAATCCGCGCCCGTGAGATGGGGAGAGCTGACTTATAAAGGAAAAGGAAATGAGAGTGAGTTTTTGAAATGCAATTACATTGCGTTTCAAAACAAGCCGTATACGGAAGAGTGGTATTTCGGCTTTGTGACGCGCGTAGAATGGTTGAGTGACGGAAGTTTTAAAATCTATTTTGAACCCGATCGGTTCCAGAATAGTTTTTATCAAGTTACATTACAGCCGTGTTATGTAGAACGGGAACATATTGACAAAAAAGCTGATTATGCCGGAATTAATTTAGTGCCAGAAAATCTGGAAACGGGGGAATACGTGGACAATCCGAGCGAACAGAAACTTTTGAATCTCGGACCGATGCAGTATTGTTTGAGTGCAAGTGCAGACGAAAACGGAACAAATATTATACCCATTGTCAATCAGGGAATTTTATCGGGGTTGACATTTACCCGGAAAACAAAATATACGGACTTAATCTCAGTTATCCAGAAGTACGTCAAAAGCGGAAACGGAGATGCGATTGTTAATGTATACCAAGCACCAGAAGCTTGTTTCAAGACAGATGCATCTGCTTATACACAAGTAACCGTTCAACCAGATGCACTTGACGGCTATATCCCGAAAAATAATAAACTATATCAGTATCCCTATTGTTATTGTCTGGTCAACGATGGTTCGGGAATACAGCATACTTTTAATTTCGAATACGGTAAAAATGGAGCATTAACCATACAGGTGTATGGCGTTATGTTTAATATTCCGGCAATCTTTGTGGCTCCGCGTGAATATAAACGTAATGGTGGGTCAAAATCCCCATACGGTTTTATCATCAATAATTTCCCACAGTGTGCATGGACAAATGACGGCTATCAGGCTTTTCTAGCGCAGTCTAGTCCGTTATGGGACTACTCCAAAAAGCAGAATGCAATATCGCAGATTGGAAATTTAGCAGGGGGATTAGTAGGAGCATTAAGCGGAAATTTAGCCGCAGGCGTTGAAAGCATTTATACCGCGGCAACCGGAACATATCTACTGAACGAAAATATTAACGCGCAAAAAGAAAGCCATGATTTGATTCCACCGACAGCAAAAGGTAATTCATCTGGAAGTTATGTTGCTACCGCATTGTTTGGAAGTCAGCTTTATTGTCACGTAATGAGTGTTACTGCACAAATGGCAAAAACAATCGACGATTTTTTTACCATGTACGGTTATGCAACGCACAAAATTAAAGTACCCAATATTACGGGGCGGTCAAACTGGAATTTTGTCAAAACAGTTAATTGCAGCCTGCATGGTTCGTGTGTTACCGATGATATCAACTTTTTGCAGGCTATGTTTAACCGCGGGGTCACGTTCTGGCACACAGATGATGTTGGAAACTATGGTCTTTCCAATACGTAAGGAGGTGATATCATGTATAACAACCCGTATCGGGTGAGTAACAAGGAAGTGTGGGGACACTGGGAAAATAACCCGAATACGTCACCGGAAGAAAAAATGTATTTCCGTCACTTTTTTGACAAGTTTGTCAATCTGGCATTATCTCGGTATGAGTATGACGGTTTACCGGATGAGATTCCGCCACGGATGCTGAACTCTTATTTGTTGTGGAACGGTATGTGTCTTTTCAAGAAAGAACCGATTACAGGACTGTACGGTGTTTTCGGCGTGAATCTGGTAGGTGAGCCTGATATTTATGGTATCCCGACCGATTGGATTGCCTACGCTATGAATGGTCAGTATTATGAGCAGACGGACAAAGAAGAAAGCGCGTTGATTTTCGCAAGACCTTTTGCTGTACCGGAAATTCACAGTATTCTTTTACATGCACAAAGTCTGGCAGAGAAAAAAGCGTCAACTCGAGTCAATGTCATTCAGCAGAGGACACCTGTAGTTATCAGCGGCGATAGCACTCAGAAGTTATCCATCGACAACTTTATCCAAAAATGGGTAAAAAACATTCCTTTCATCAAAGCAAAAAACGATCTGCGAAAACAAATTCAGATTGATACCATTGATTTGAAAGTACAGCCTATTTTCAACGAACTTGATACAGCTGCACAGAGAGAAGTAGCAGAATGCCTGGCTGATCTCGGAATCGAAGCAAGCGGCGTAGAAAAGCCGGAACGGCTGGTTTCCGCGGAAACGAGTTACAACGATGGAGAGATTGAGTTGACAAGAAACGGAAATCTGGCGACCATTCAGAGAGGACTTGACGCGATCAATAAAATGTATGGATTGAATATCCATGTACGTTTTAATTCTAAGATGGTAACACCGATTAACCGACCGGATGTTTTCGACACTACAAATGCCAAAACCGACATACAAGAAAACAACGGAAAAGACACGCCGGAAAGTGAGGTGGAATGATGTTTCTTAGATATAACTACGAAACGAAAACACTAACAAATACGATCGAACAGTTAGTTATTGCAGACAACGTGATTCATCCACTTGAAAAACAGAACATTGATGGAATGATTGAAAAGGCAGTTGAACTCGTATTCAATTTTGAATTTCCGTTTTATGTCAATGCATCCGACTCCGAATATAATGCTACAAAACTTGCGTTCGAAAAAACGTTCTGTTTACAGTATTTTCGGGAACAGATCGGGCTGGAAACGATCGGCGAATTTCAGTATCATCTGAAAAAGATTCTTACGGTCAACATGCCATATTATGAGCAGTTGTACCGAAGTATTACTTTTGAGTATAACCCGCTGATTACTCATAAGAGTACGCGGAAAGTACAGAGTACAAAAGACGATACACGAACGGGTGTGATCTCGGGAGACAGCACAGCGAAAAACACAACGACAGCCGATACAAATAACAATACCCAAAATATCCATTCCGACAACCCGCAGATTAATTTTGCCGGAACGAATTACGCGTCTACGATGGATAGGGGACAGAATACGATTCATAACAGTGCTGTAAGCAATGGAGAGAATACCACAAAAACCAACAGTAATGACACGTATCATGCAGATAATAATGATACGATTGAAGATGAAGGTTTTGACGGTAGTTACTCGTTAGAGGTTCAGAGATTCCGCGATACCATCCTGAATCTTAACAAGCGTATCTGTGATGATTGCAAAGAATTGTTTTATCAATTTTATTAAGGAGGAATAGCAATGGCAAATAAACCAACGATTCCAAATTTCCCTACGTTGCCAGATTTCGGTCAGATGATTACACAGGCTTGTGAGGTTGTCGCAAGTGCGCGGGGGATTCCATATGATTTCAACGGGACATTAAGTTTGGAAAACAAATTTGTTGTGCTGTTTCAAACGGTCAAAGAGATGTTTGACGCGCAGGACGAACTTGTAAAAAGTTACAAAGCGTTACATGATTTTATCAATCAGTATTTTTCAAATCTCGACTTACAGAACGAAGTAAACAAGAAAATCAAAGAAATGAAAGACAGCGGAGAACTGCTAAATCTACTGAAACCAACTGTAAGCAACGAAGTAGCGGCATGGTTGACAGCTGTCTCTTATACACATCTCCGAGCCCACGAGACCGATCAGTATCTCGT